GTTAACTTTAACAACTCCAGTAAACGCGTCAGAGGGTAGTTACATAACATTAAGCGTAAACCCTTCAGGGTCTTATAACAGAATATATGGTGGTAGAATAACACTAGAGGAAATTTAAAAATTAAATATTATGGATCGCCATACAACAGAAGTAGCAATAGCACAAATTACAGCATTAGGTGTAAGTTTATCCGATGTAGAAGAATCTTTACAAATAACTTCTCTTGTGTTGGCAGTTACATTTGGAATATACAAATGGGTAGCAGAAATTATTAAAATTAGAAACAATAGTAAAGGAGGGAGGAAATAGGTTTTACCGCTACCTTTTCCCCTGTTTCTTCCTCTCCCTTTACTTATAACAAAAAAAAAGTTATGCAAGATTTATTAAATTACTTATTAGATAATGGTGCTGAATTGTTAATCGCCATTCTAGCAACTACTAAAATTATAGTTAGACTTACACCTTCGGTTAAGGATGATAAGATATTTGGATATATAGACGAGCTTATAGGTTTTTTTATTAAGAATAATGAGAAGAAACCTAACAAGTAATGAGTATCTTATCTAAGATAGCTATAAAAGGTATATTCGCAATAGTACCTGAGATGTTTAAGGACCACAAAGGTAAATGGTCATCGAAGCGAACTGTATCGGGTGTATTAGCTGTAGCAGCAGTAACTCAAATAGATGCTACAGGTATTACTTGGCAAACACTTTGCCTGGCTTTAATTGCCGTACTACCCCTTTGCTTTATGGGAGACCCAAAGTCCTGTAAATGCGATAAGAGTAAACTACAAAAGATATTTAACAAGAAATGAAAAAGGCTTATTTAAATCGTGTAAGTGAAACAGAAGAACAGACTCTAGGCTACTTTACTTTGTATGATGGTTTAGAGAAAGTTTTTGATTGCGTTACTTTAGAATTACCTTGGTTGGCTAATATGAGAAATGTTAGTTGTATTCCTAAAGGTGTTTATAAAGTTACACCTAGATATTCGCCTAAATACAAAAATCATTTTATATTAGAGGATGTTCGAGATAGAAAATACATACTTATTCATTCAGGAAACTTTAATACCGACACAAGAGGGTGTATTCTGCTTGGCAATAGGTTTGCACAAATCAACGCAGACTCCTTTTTGGATATTGCAGCATCTAGAAGGACTCTCGATGAGCTACTCGAAACCTGTCAAGGAGACGGATTTGAATTAATTATATCTTAACTAAATTTTGCCTACACTACCAAAAGGACGAGGACGAGTTAAACCTGCTGACAAGAATAAATCTTGGGGAGGTGACACATCTTTTTACAATACATCTAAGTGGAGAAAACTTAGAGCTTGGTGGGTAGGTGGTAATCCCCTTTGTGTAGAATGTGAAAGTGAAGGAAGGACAGTTGTAGTTGATGTAGTGGATCACATCGTTCCAATTAAACAGGGTGGGAGTAAATTTGATTTAGGAAACTTACAATCGCTTTGCCACTCTTGCCACAACAGAAAGACGTATGAAGAAAACAAAGAAAATAACAATGGCAAGGTTTGGTAAAGTTAATAGATATAGAAGTGGATATGAAAAGGATGTTTGTGCTAGGCTTGATGACCTTGGGATTCGTTTTGAATACGAGACTAAGAATCTTTATTATGAAGTATCGGAGCAAAGGAAATACACGCCCGATGTGATATTGCCTAATGGTATTATCTTAGAGCTGAAGGGAAGGTTTACAGCTAACGACCGGAAGAAGATGTTACTCGTCATAAAGCAACACTCTGACTTAGATATTAGAATGGTCTTTCAAAGACACACAAACAAGTTATTTAAAGGAAGTAAAACGACCTATTCTGAATGGTGTGAGAAACACAACATTAAATGGGCAGATAAACAAATACCAATAGAATGGATAAAGGAAAGCAAAGTAAAACAGCCGAAGAAGTAGCTGAACAAGTGTTTGGTAACTGGATTCAGGATTTAGAAGATAAAGACCAACCCGAAGCGTGTAGCATCGATGATGAAGATTGCGAGGCTTGTGGAAGTTAAAACAAAAAAGGGGGACTATTTGTCCCCTTTATTAGTTATATTCCATTCATACTTGAAGGGTTTACTTTCCTCCTCGTTAATTAACTTCTCTAGATATACAGCTAAGTCCATTGCTTCCTCTTGTGCGTGTTTAAGCCATTGTAATCGACTCAAATCTTGTCGCTCCATCGTAACACCATACTTCTGTTTACCTATCTCAGAACGCTCTAAAATCTTGTCGCAAACTTTATTCTCTATCTTACTCATCGCTCCTTAATTATATCGTAAAATACAGGGTCAATATCTTTGATCCTGACTTGTATTATACCCCAGGCTTCTTTGACCTTACTATCATCGCCTATATCTAGCTTACTACCTGTACCCGAATTGGCTACGTTTGATGCGTTCTGTTCCAATAAAACATCTATCTTATCTCTAATAGATTTGTTTTCATTGTACTTTGGTGTGAGTTTCTTGTTTGTCATAATGTTTTAGTTTTTTCAAATGTAAATAAAAAAAAGGAAGAATCAAAACTGACTCCTCCTTTTCCAATTAACCAAACAATGAAAACCAAGTTATGAACTACTAAATCACAACACAGGTCAAATATACAAAACTTTTCCTTTATCGTAGTCTAAAAACGTAATATATTTATAAATAAAATTTCTTCTACCAAAATCAGTTGTTTCAGGCATAGTTTTCCAAAACCATTTATCTATACTAACCTTATTCAGATTATAGACAAGTACACTATCATCATCAAAGAAGTTTAAATACAAACCTTGTGATGCTTTTTCGTTCTTGGTACGCTTTAGTATTCTCTCATACTTATGCATCTCCAGTAATATACCCTCGCTATACTTATCCCTAGCAAAGTCTAAAGTAAAGTTTCTTTGCTTCATTTCGCAATAGAACTTCCTGTCATCCCACTCGTAAGTAAAATCCCAAAAATCATACTTTCCCTCGGAAGGGACACAATCAATTTTATACTTACTAGCAAATCGGTCTAACAAGTTTAGTTCTTTTTTAGTCACCTTTATCTAATTTAGTTAATATATCTAGCTCTTGCTTCAACTCTATCACAGCATTCGCCATCTCAAGTTCCCTAGCATTAGCTAACATCCTCTCTCTCTTATACGTTTTCATCATAGTATATACATAGGTAAAAGCAAAAGCACTTTCCTCAAAGACGGTCAACCTAGGCTTTAGTTTATTTGCCATAGGATGATCCTTAAATTGCTTATACATTTCTACCACCTCTGCTTGATGTGCTATAAACTTATCAAGGCTATCAAGCTCATCCATACTAGGATCAGCCTCCCTTAATAAATTTATTGCTTTCATTGTTATTTCGTCTGCCATAGCTCTATTTTAAATAAATCTTCTTAAATATCTCTACCATAACATCAACGGTTATAGAGTTACCTGCTTGTTTGTATAACTGGCTATTAGAACACACCTTCTCCGCTTTACGCAAATCCTCGTCACTAAACCCTTGCAATCTCCAACACTCTAGTGGTGTCAACCTTCTTATCCTTGGGGTGTTTATATTGTGACTTCTATCACCACCTAAATTAGCCATAAGAGCAGGTGAAACTCCATCAATATCATAAATTCTATTCTGCTGATATGGTTGAACACCTCCCGACTCTTTGCTCGGATTTAATTGTACAACATTATCTTTAATCTCTACTGCTTGAAAGTTACCTGTATCAACGCAATAAGACAAACCATCTTCTCTAGTCAAATGTCCTGACCCACCATTTCCGTTTTTACTTGTTCTGCCGTAAAGACTGTGCGTGATTACTTCAGAGTTAGAAGAATGCGTTTTTTTATTACCATCCTTATAAAACCCATCAATCATTTTTTTACTCAAGTAAAACTTTTCATCAACATTATCTTCAAGCACATCTTTTAGGCTTTTATCTAAAGGCATCTCTTTAGGAAAACTAAACTCTCTCCAGTTTCTAAACCCAACAATAAATATTCTCTCCCTATTTTGAGGAACACCAAAATCTTTACTATTTAGAATCTTATAGTAAACGTGGTAACCTAGACCATTATCTATTGTATCAAGACCTACCTGCCCATTTAAACTACCTCCTCCATTAGAAAGTACATCTGTAATGGTTTGAAATGTTCTACCCTTATCGTGAGATACTAAACCCCTTACATTTTCAAGTATAAAGCAAGTAGGTTTGTTGGTTCGTATAAATTCAGCTACATTGAAAAATAAAGTACCTTTTGTTTCATCAGCGAACCCTTCCCTCTTACCTGCATAACTAAATGCTTGGCAAGGAAAACCTGCTACATACAAATCAAGTCTCTCTACCTTGGTGTGGTCACGAGTAGTAATATTGTCATAAAACTTTCCTGGATTGTGCAGCTCTAGATAAGATGCTTTTGCGTATTTATCAATATCACAAGCAAACACATTTTCGTGTGGTATGTTTAATCTTTTTAGTGCAGTCTCAGGTGAGCCTATTCCACTAAAATCTGTTCCTACTTTTAATTTCATAGCTTTAGAATGTTTGGTTAGTTCTTTTTGCTTTATCTAATGGGTCTACTAGACTACCATTTTCATTGAGATATTCGAATCTACGTTTTTTATACGAATAAAACAAGTTGATAGGGTCTAACTCAGGTGTAGGTACTCCGACAAGTTTCTGAAACTTAATCTTTTGTACGTGAATTTCTGTAACATTCCACTTATCACTTTGTGGGTTTCTATGAAACACTAGAAAGTTATCCGCCCTATTTCCAAACATAGCACCAAATTCTACATCGCTCATATTCGGAGCAGGTCGAGTACCATCTTCGTTCCTTCTCCTATTTGCAGCAGTACCTGGATGCACCACAAGGTAGAACATAATATCAAACTTCTTAATAAACCTCCTTATGTTACTCAAAGCATCATAGTAATACTCATACTTAGATTGCTTCTCTGCCGCTTTTAAATCATTCAAAGGATCAAGAGACACACCATCGTAATGTTCTACTTGCATCATATCGCTAAACGATTGCAACACATCCTCTACGGTAGGAGTCTCATCAAATGTAAGTACGGTAAAGTGCTTGTATGCCCAATCTATAGCCATTAAGTAATCGTCTTGATTCATCCTATCTGAGAAGTCTTTATCTGCTGTTTTACCGCAGTACATCTCAGCAATATCTATCATTAAATCACCTACTGGTTCGTTCTCAGGACAATACATTAGCCACCTATAGCCATAGAGCTTAGATGCCATTATCATAAGAAATAATTGTGTAGTTGTTTTTCCAATATTAGCGAACCCAGTCATAATAGTTAGTTCGCCTTTACGAAACGTATAGTGAGGTTTAAGAGGGTCTATTCCTGTGTGCTTACCTTTGGTGTACCCTTTGGAATATATATCCTTACAATAGCTTACTACCTCCTCACGAGAGGTCATTCTATAAAGAGCCATTATGATTTCATTGCTTGAAGTTGTCCACCTAAATAATCTGAATCAGGTTTAGTTTGCTTGTCTCTAGAAACCCATCCTGAAGCAGCCATCTTCCAATTCTTCATTTTATTTTTACCTACCTTCCAACCATTGGACTCGTAGAAATAATAAAACTTTTCTCCATCTTTTTTGTTACTACCTTTTAGTATAAAGTAATCTACTACTTCTTTTATACTTTTAGGTTTAGCTTGTTCTTTAGATTCTTTTACAGATAATTGAGTTGGTTCAGAAATATCACCATCCCAATTTAAGTCGTTATCATTGAGTAGCTTTAATATAGACTTATGTACTCTGTTATTAGCGTTAAGGTTTGATCCATACTGAAACTCTATAAACCCAGTTAAATACCACCTTCCATTTTCTAATATTGATATTCTTAATTTATCTTCATTTACTTGTACAAGAAACTTATTTAGGTCAATTTCATCACCTACAAGCATCTCAAATAATCTTTTGTTTGGTTTGAATATTCCTGCGTGATTACAGTTATCACAAATATATATCCAAAATAGTTTCTGAGTTAAAGATAAGTCTAAGTACCAATCTTCTTCCCATTTCATCGTGTCGGTAAATCGTTTAGCCATCATTTCTTAATTTAGTTTGGTTAATTGTGTAGAAATAAATAAAAGAGGGGTTGTTACACCCCTCCAATATTAAAATGGTAAATCATCAGCTTTATGGAACTCCTCTTTTGGAGCTTCAGTCTTAGCCGCTTCGCTACCACCTGCATTCGTAAATACTTTCCAAGCCTGAAGGTCGGTATAGAATCTGTCATTGTATTCTCTAGACTCTACGTTAAAGCTAACGTCAACCTTTTGACCTACCTTGTTGTACTTTAGAAAGTTCTCTACCTTCTCCTCTCCGAACACACTAAAGAAAACATCCTTTGGGTATTCGCTTGTAGTTTGCACTACGAAACCTAGCTTCTTCCAAGTTTTGCCACTTGACTTAGCTGTTCCTTCTTGTACATCAGTAATTTTAGTGATTGTACCTGTAATCTGTAAGTTACTCATAATTCAGAATTTAATTGATTATACTCGTTAACAACTTCTTTGACGAAGTTAGCAAATTTTTTTGAATTTAACATTTCTTCTACTAAAATCTCTCTCAGTATCTCTCCATCGGTTCGCACATAGGCTCTTGTAATAAGTTCTTCTTCAGGATCAAAATCTTCATCTTTAACTTTACACTCTGCCGATATGATAATGTATTCATCACAATTCTCTGTGATTTCTTCGTGAGCTACATCTAGTCTATCTATTTTCATAAAGGTTCATAATTTCCTCAGTTTTATCTTTAATAGTTAAACCTGATGTTAATATTTCAGAAATTCTAGTCTTTCTATCAATGCTAAATATATGCTGTATATCACCTTTAAACATAGATTTCAAAAACTGATAGTCTTTATCGTACTCAGTTAATATCTCAAAAGTTTTGTTTGAATGAAGTACAGTTGAATGGTCACCATTAGTCAGTAAACCTATCTCAGATAACGTCAAATCATCACTCATACAAAGATAGTACCTAAGAGAATGCCTAGCGTTGGTTATGTTTCTTAACCTAGACCTACCCAATACTTCTGAATTTGTTACTCCCCAGTATCTTGTTACTAATGATAATCCTTCCTTTAGCCTTCTTTTACCGTAAGGTGTTGCTTTCTTGCTTCTCATAATTCTTCGTGGATAATGTGGTTAGTTGCTTTAGTTTCTGTTTCGCAAAACATTCTTTTCTTCTCTAATAAATCTATATACTCTTGTCTACCTGAATCTAAAAACATCTCCGAACACCTAAATATACCTATTTGATGTGGTGCATTAGACTCAATCACAATAAACACAAACTCCTTTGCACCGAATCCATCCATATAAAACGCTGCTTGTCTATTGTAAGCATAACGATAAGCACTCTTTTTAAAGTCTGCTACATCTTTTCCTGTGGTCTTAATATCTACTAATACTTCACCGCCATCTACAAGAATATCTGCTTTACCTTTGCACTTTGTCATCGTGTTAAAGTCTACCCAGCACTTAGGAACTTCAGTTTGACAATTATCTAAGATGTCCTTAACATCCTTACAAGCCAACAATTTGTTCTTGAGTTTAAGTGCTAAAGCATATTGATCCATAGTCATAAGATACTTACGACCACTTGCACACTCCTTCTCCAAATTCATTTTCCAAGCCTTATTCATCTTACTGGTCATCCCCTTGTCTCTCTCAGGTCTATCTTCAGCATTAAATACCACAAAGTTTTCTTGATATTTTTCAGGCTCTAATATAAGTGTGTGAACCAAAGCTCCGAACCTTAGTGCAGGAGAATCTACCTTGCCACCGTTACGCATTCTCCAATAGTAAGCAGGACCTCTTTTAATGTAGCCTAACTGAGAGTTAGTAACGTAGTCATAATCTCCGTAGTATTCCTCGTCTGTGTTAAAAGTTTTCATAGTAGTTATTCTTTAAATTTCTTTACCAATCTGTTTGCATCACCGTTAAATAACCAAGCTACAAAGCTACCTACTATGTGAACTATAAAACACATCCAAATCCACCAAGGTGCATTAGCTATTGATAATATCCAGGCTATAATAATTAGAAGCATCATCCTTTTAACGCTTTACTAATCTTAGACTTTTGTTCTATACTACACTCGTATCGTAACAGAGCTTGTTCTACTTGACTTCCTTTACCCGACTTGATAGCATCAAGCATACTTGTCTCAATCTCTTTAGTCATCTTCTGTCTACTTGGCTTCTTATCTCTGATACGTAAAGCATCTACTACCTCACCAAAAGCTTTAACACCTTGCTCTACATAAAGCGTAACCTGTGTACCTGACCAATCTTGAACAAGACCACTACCTGCTACCTTCTCGATTGCCTTTGCATTAGTTCGGTTAAGTATCATAGGTTTGTCAAACTCCTTAAAGTAAACTACGAAGCAATCTTCTTTTCTGCCTTGCTGTCCAGTTACTTTGTCTGTATCTAGCTTAGTGATAGTTACAACAGCTTCTTTCTTTCCATCAAGAGAGTAAGATCCAAGATAGTCGTAGTTAAATTGTTTTTTCCAATGTCCATTCATAATATATAGTTGTTTAAATGTTACTTAGTTAATAAAGGGGGGGTGGTATAAATTCCTAGCAGCACCACCGCTATAAACGCAACTTTCACTTTGCGTGTTACCACTTTCTAGTTTACGTTAATTAAGCTCTCATAAGAGTGTTTTACAAAAGAATTAACCATTTCATTAAATGGAACAGAACAGTTGTTTATCTCTTGTTTTCTTCCTGAAAGCATATATAATGTACATCTTATAATAGGTGGATTTTCACCATCATATACATTAGGGAAATATACAAATGATATTTTTACATCTACACAAACTTCAGTATGGTTTATATTCCAACATCGAATTATCATAGGTTGAATCGCATTAATTAAATCTTTTTCCATCTGAGTTGGTTTTAAATTGTTTAGTAATTGTTAATTCTTTTACAAACATAATAAAGTTTTTTCAATTAAAAAAATAAAACCCCCAGGGTTTCATAAAAAACACGTTAAATGGAGAAAAAATGAGCAGAGTAGGGGAGGGGCTTGGTGAGGGGTGAAAAATAGAATCTAGCAACGATAGGGTCTACAGCTCGATCCAACTTTTTTCAATTAATTTGCCTAGCCTATTGCATATTTGATTTATTTGTATTATAAAAATCCAGCATAAAAATAAAATTGAGTAAAATTTATAAAACAGGACACCGAAAATTTGCGAGATAAATTTTAAAATCATATACACGTACATTTAAGGGCAAATATTTTGCGGTTGTTCAAAACTTGTTTACATTTGTATCATATTAATCACAAAAACCAAACACAATGAATATTACTCAAAAAACTTTCAAGTTACTAGACGGCAAAAATGTAACTTTCACAGAACTACAAAATTTCGTTTTCAAAGCACAAGGTAGGACTCGAAATGATGTACAAAGCCCACGAGGGTATTATTGTATAAACATCGGTGTATGGTCTGACAATGGTTACATTGCTAAATGTAAAAGAACAGGTAAGTATTCGCTTACTAAATTAGGTCGTTTATATATCACAGACAGAAAACAAGTTCTTGAAAAGAGACGTATTAAAAACCTTGAAAACAAAATTAAGTTTTATAAAAATCGATACGCTGAAACTTTGACCGATTTGTCCGAAGCAAATTATAAACTGAATCGAATTTACACGACTTTAACAAACTAAAATTAAACCACAAAAACCAAACAAATGAATACTACTAAAATTTTTAATTCTATCGCGATTACAGTTTTAATTTTATTAAATATTATTGTTTTGCTTTTATTTGCTGCAACAAATAACGAAGCTGCTTTGTATATGATGCCTTTCGGTATTTTTGCATTGTACCTTGTTTTACAAGAGGCAATACAATTTGACAAAAAACTAACAAGTAAAAAATAACACTATGAAACTAGTAAAAACAATTGAAACCCACACGATACATAAAAAAACATATAGCTTAGATATAAACGGTATATATTACAATGGTGAATTTGAAGAGACTGAATTTATTTTTACCGATAAAAAAACAGGCAATTGGATTGATATAACCGAATGTATTTATGATAATTTTAGCTGCGAAGATATTGCCGAACTTGAAAGTAAAATAATCTAATAACAAAAAAAACCAACACAATGAAAACAACAAAAAAATTCTATTGGAGTGAAAATACTTTAAACCACTTCAGATTTGAATCAAATTACATTCCTAAAAGTGAAATAAAAAAAAACATTGAAACCTTTATAGAAGTAGAATGTACTATTGAAGAAGATGAGACTGAAGAAGAATTAGTAGAAGATTTATTTAACGAAGTTTATAAGTACGAAAATCAAACACAATGAAAAAAGTAGAAATCACAACCGCTGAAATTAACGAATTGACATTCGATAAAATTTTGACTCAAAACGGCAAAATGCGGAAAACATCCAAAGAGAATAAAATACGTTTATATAACTTTGGCATTACCGCATATAAAAGTCATTCGACCGGCAGAATCACTTGTCCATTTGCTGACAAATGTGTTGCGTTCTGTTATGCCTCAAAAGGTTCATACATTTGGAACAATACAAAGAAAGCATATGAACGACGTTATTTATTGACTCAGAACACCGAACTATTCAAAGCGAAATTAATAGAGTCTATAAAGAGACGTAAAGCGACCCACATTCGTATACACGACTCGGGTGACTTTTACAATCATAAATATATTCGTGATTGGTTCGAAATTATTAATACATTTCCTGACGTGGTATTTTACGCCTACACGAAAAGCAAAAAATTATTCGACCCGATAAAAGGACTTATCCCTAAAAATTTAATTCTTATTTATTCTCTAGGGTCTAAAACTGACAACTTAATTGATATTAGTTTTGAACGTCACGCAAAGATTTTCGACAATGAAAACGACCTAATAAAAGAGGGTTATATTAACGCCTCTGAAAACGATTTATTTGCAATTGGTGAAAACCCTAAAATAGGTCTATTAATTCACTAGATGAATCGTAGATCCAAAAACTGGATTTTAAAAATTTAACCTAAAACAAACAAAAAAATGTACTACCAAATCAAACAAACAGAAATACAAAAGCTCTTTTTTTGGGAGTTTAAAAAAGTGAATACTTATAAGTTTAACAACTATAAAAAAGCGATTGAATTTGCCGTTCACGAACAAATCAAAAATATTGATTGTATCATAGACGAAAATACAATCACAAAGAGAAAACCATTCAGAGATATGCTTACATTCTTACAATTTGAAAAGGAAGCGTACAACAATCCAATGCACTATATTGGGACTCGTTTTCCCGAAAATGTAAATCTTTGGAATTATTACATATATTTATTTACCACTAAACAATTTCATAAACTTAAAAAAGCGTAAACGATATGAAACCAACAGAAAACAACAAGAGAAAAGTAAAAGTAACAGCAAGAAGAGTAGTCCATAAATATGTAGAGTTAAATGTTTATGTACCTAACACAATTAAAGATGCAGATGTTGAGGAGTGGTTAATTACCAATGCAGACACTTATAATTGTAGGTTAGAAAATAAGTTTATAGATGCTGAATATCAAAAAGGTTTTGGCATAAACATACCAATAGGTATGTACGACAGAGAGGCTGACGAAGAGTGTAGATACGACGTTATAGTAGATAATGTTGTACAATTTGGTGGGCATCTGTAAACAACTAAACAACTTTATAAACTATTTAAACAACTAACAAGATGGAAACAATAGACAAAAAACAACAACAACAATACAAAGATTTCTTTGAACACATAAGTTATTTATACCACACCCATTGTTGTGAAGGTAAAACAACAGACAAAGAATTCATACAAATGTTTGAAGATGTAATGAAGCAAAAAGATATTGATAAGCTAATATCGAACCTATATTAAATTAACTACTACTAAACAAACAATGAAAGCCGTATCTAATCAATGCGGTTTTTTTTGTGCCTTGTTGTATCGTATCAATCTAAGCTTAATTTAATGCAATAATATACCACCATATTAATACTACTTATTATCAGCCCATCTAAGGGCTTTTTTTTGTGCCTTGTATACTCACGTATCAATACAATAATTAAATGACTGTAATATGCCTGGAATCGCCTTACATTGGATCTTGTGAATATACACTACAATAGCGTTGTAATACCATCAATTTAAGCATCAAAAAATAGCTTTGAACACCATCAAACAACTTTGTCCTGTATTATAAACAGAAAAAAAACGACTAAAGCCTGGGGGTCTGACCATCATAAAACTTTAC